CAAAACCAGAACAGAAAGCCCGGAGGGAAGCAATGGAAATCCAGAAAATGCTTGCAAGAATTTGATGGTTAAGGCCGAGTTAGAGCCGAGTTAGAGCCGAGTTAGAGCCGAATTGAAATGAATTAAGGTGGCTGAAATGAAAATTGATAAATACATTGGCAGTGTTGAAATCCACATAGATACTAGCAGGATAGATAGCAACATAAGGGAAGCCCACAGAAAGCTGAATGAGCAAATTGTAGCAGACTGCGAGCCATTGGTACCTTTCCGACAGGGTGCACTGAGGGGGAGCGTAGGCTACCCGGACGGTGTATATGGTGATGTGATAGAATATAATGCACCCCATGCCCATTATCAATATATAGGGTTAGTGCGTACAGATGAACTGGGACGGGTATTTGTTGGCAAGGGCGAGAAAAAGCCCGTATTGACCGACAGGGCATTGGTATATCACACGCCCGGAACAACAAGCTCATGGTTCGAAGTTGCAAAAGCCCAAAATTTAGAGAACTGGCGGGATTTAGTCGGGAAGGAAATGGGGAAAAGATAAAATGCTGGAACCGGAATATTTTAGTGCTGAAAAGACAGATAGGATAATCGAACTGTATAGGCAGTTAGAGGACTTTATACTCAAGGACATTTCCATGAGGATTCTGAAATCTGGTGGACTGACAGCCACAGCCAACAGATTGTTATACAAACTCCGGTCAATGGGTGAAAGCCAACAGGAGATAAACAAGAAGCTAATGGAAATAACCGGGTTGAGCAATGCAGAGTTGAAAGTCATTTTGCAGGAATCGGTATTGACTTCATGGGAGGATGATTACGATACATTTAAGGAGATGGGGATAGAAATATCGAACCCATTGGAGAACCCGGTTGTTATGCAAGTTATGAACGCTGAATATCAAAAGAGCCTTGCAGAATTACGGAATCTGACACGCACAACCATGGACCAGGCCCAGGTAGACCTTATGAATATGCTAGATGAAGCGGAAATAAGGGTTGCCAGCGGCGTGCAAAGCTATTCCGGGGCAATCTGTGACATACTGGATAATTATGCGGAAACAGGCGTTGTCGTGGACTATCCTACAGGCGGGAAAAGGACGCTGGAAAGTGCAGTGAGAATGGTAGTAGTGACCTCAATGAACCAGACAGCCGCACAGGTGACGAACCAATATATTGTAGAAGCGAAAAGCGAATATGTGCTTGTTTCTGCACATATTGGAGCCAGGACAAGGGGCAAGGGGCAGCCGCCGGAAGCCGATCACAGTGCATGGCAAGGGAGAGCCTATAAAATCAGAGGGAGCGAGCCGGGATTTCCAAACCTTTTAGCGTCCACAGGATATGATATTGACCCGGTTACCGGGCAAGGGAAAGTTGTAAACCCGCTGGGGTTGCACGGATATAATTGCAGGCATAGTCATAAGCCGTGGGATAAGTCATTGCGGAATCCTTATATTGATGAAAACGGAAACCTTAAGATTGACAGCGAAGAAAACAGGAAGGCCTATGAATTATCACAGAAACAGCGAATGATGGAACGGGCCATAAGAAAGACAAAAAGACAGCTTCTGGTGAAGCAACAAGAGCTGGATGGAATAGCAGAAACAGATGTTAGGGAAATGCTGCAACCACAATATGACAAAATGGCTTTCCGGTTACGTCAACAAAATAAAAAGTACAATGATTTCTGTGAACAGAACAACCTTCAAAAGCAATATGACAGAATCAAAGTGAGTGGCTTTAAGAGGAAGCAATCAAGTGTTGCAAACGGTGCAGCTACCAGGTATGCTAACAAGGCAAAAAAACTTGGATAATTGGTACAAAATAACGGTGAATACTTGTTATAATAAAAGAAAAGCGGTGATGGCTGATGGAAAATATGGAAAACAAATGTGAAAACTGTAGCTTAGAGCAACGAATATCAACGCTTGAGCGTGATATGCAAACAAATGACGATCAACATAAGGTTTTTTATGCACATATAATTGATCTTGAGAAATCCCAGACCAGGACGGACACCCAGTATGAAACCATTATGTCAAAAATAAAAGAAATGAGTGCTATGTTGGAAGAGATAAAGAACACCCCAACTAAAAATTGGAACCTGATAATTACAAGTGCAATATCCGGCATAGTAGCTGTTATTATCGGTATGATTTTTAGTGGAGGTATTTAATGCAGGAATTGGAAGAAAAAATAGCCAAACAGCATGAGGGACTTGCCATGGAATTACTTGGAGAGGTAAAAAAACAGACGAAAAGATGGTTTGTAGCATTTTGCATTGTAGTGTGTGTGGAAGTTGTTACGGTATGCAGCTTCATATTTTATCTAAATCAGTACGATTTTTCCAGCACAATAGAGCAAAATGGCGTGTACACAATCATTGACAGCGACGGGAATGTGATAAGTGCTGATATATCGGCAGATAAGATTGAAGAAATCATGGAGATCATAAATGATGGCGTATGTGAAGATGACCAGGAACAGGACGAAAAAGAACGGTAAAAGTAAAGGCACATTAGTCCGCAAGACAAAATCGAAGAAAAAGAAGTGAGGAAACCTTGAAGGTAACGGACTTTGTGCAAACGGAAATAGATTACATACTAAGCAATGCAAATTTCACAGGACGGGAGAAAAGCCTGTTCGAGCTGAGGAACCAGGAAAAGTCCCTGGAAGAATGTGCGGAACTTATGGACTGTAGCGTTTCCACTGTTTCCCGAATTAACAAAGGGATGAAACGAAAGATAATGAAATTGCTATGAGCACTTGTACAAAAATACAGGTGCTTTTTACATGATAGGTTTGTGACAGATAAATGACAATTTTTTGAGTGAAAAAAGGCGAATTACTGAAATGGTATTCGCCTTTTTTGTGTGCAAAAATATAAACATGAAGAAGTACTTAGAAGATGGAGAGTTGTGGGAAGAGATACCAATATACACGGACTACCACGACATTTACAAATACCTGGAGGTGGAAAATGTACAATTACATGAACCCATACCAAACAATGCCACAGTATGGCATGGCAGGAATGACAGCACAGCAACGCATGGAGCAAATGCAACAGCAATATCCACAGTTTCAGCAAAATAATATGATTGGAACTCAAACACCTGTCCCGGCTCAAAATGTCACATGGATTCCGGTCAACGGTTTGCAAGGGGCGAAAGACCATATTGTTCAGCCGAACCAGACAGCATGGCTCATGGATAATAACGACATGAAATTCTATGTGAAAACATCGGATAGTCTTGGAGTAACCAGTTTAAAGGCATACAGGTTTGAAGAAATTACAGACCAGGCCGGGAACACTACACCACAACAGCAGATAGATTTTTCTCAATACGTTAGCCGGGCTGAATTTGACAGTTTAAAGGAACGTATAGATAAGTTGACTACTAACACACAGAAACAGGCCAGAACGGCAAATAAGGAGGGTTAAACATGGGAAATCCTTTGTTAAGTATGACAGGCGGTGGCACACCGACAGCTGGAAATAATAACAACATGATTGCAATGTTGCAGAAATTCCAGCAATTTAGAAATTCTTTCCCGAAGAACGCAAATCCAACAGAGATACTAAACAGCCTTGTGAGTAGTGGACGATTTACTACTGAACAGGTGGAACAAGCAAAACAGATAGTACAGCAGATGGGCTTGAAATAATAAAACAGTATATGAGCAGTGCACAGCTTATAAATAAAATGTAAAGGAGAAATAACATGGAAACAGGATATTCACTTGCCGATATTGGTGCAGTAACCGGAAACGGCAATGGTTGGGACGGAATGGGTGCAATGTGGCTAGTTATATTTGTACTTTTCTTTGCTTTTGGTGGCAACGGCTTTGGCAATGGAAACAACGGGGCAATCACAGAAGCTGCAATGTGCAACATGAACAATTTCACCCAGTTAGAAAATGCAGTAGGACGGCTTTCAGACAGCCAGAACAGCCAGAACCTTATGTTGCAACAGGCGGCTTGCACTCTTGGGTATCAGAACCTCGAACAGTTTGGACAGTTGAGCCGTGACCTCTGTACAGGTTTTGCTAATGGCGTAGCTGCCACAAATGCAGCTTCGGCACAGAGCCAGCAGTGCTGTTGTGAAACAAACCGCAACATTGACAATGTACGCTATGAAAATGCAATGAACACAGCTTCCATCAATGCGAACATTGACGCTAAATTTGCGGCATTGGAAAAGAGTCAGCTTGAGCAGACTATCACAAACCAGCAGAACCAGATTAACCAGCTCTATTTACAGAGCCAGTTAAACGGTGTGGTGAGATACCCCAACGCTTTTGCATACAATGCCGGGACTAACCCATTCTGTGGGTGCGGCGGATGTAACTGCGGAAACATCTAAATAACGGCCACACCAGGCCAGGCATGAAAGGGTGTGGGAAACTGCACCCTTTTTCAGTAAAGGAGGAAAATAATATGAGTTGCAATTCTGCAATATACACAGCAAATACGACACCAGCCACTATCAATTTGACCACGGCACAGCCCAGTGCAGTACTTCCACTTGGTACAGTAGTACGGAGGTTCGGAAGGAACATCCAACTTTCAGGGAATGGAATCCTGATGGAAGGTGAGGGCTATTATGAAATCAATTCTTCTGTTACTTTCACCCCCACCACAGCCGGGAACTACACAGTTTCGTTGTTCCGGGACGGTGTGGCAATCCCAGGAGCCACACAGACAGTAACAGCCACAGCGGCTTCCACGGTAACAGTAAATATTCCAGCAATCGTGAGATTGCAGTGCTGTGACAGTTCTTCCACCATCCAGGCAGTGATTACGACACCTACTGCAACGCTTCCGGCTACCGTGACAATAAATAACGTAGGCGTGACAGTGGAGAAATTGTAATGAATGAACAGTTTGATATTATCGACATAATAAGCGTAGCTTCATTTTTGCTTGGCTATGAGAACCTCCTGGAGAACCGGGAGCAGAGCCGGGAAAATGATGTGAGTGCTGCAAACGAAAAACAAGCGGCTTTCCTGCTTAGAGAGATTGGAAAACGTCTTGATAGGCAGGACAAAGCCCTGGAGCGTATAGAAAGGAGGTTGAGCGGTGATGATTAACTTCAAAAGCAAACGGGACGTTGCAACGCTGGAAGAGATCTATTCAGAGATAAGTGCCAGACAGGTAGCAGCTCTTATGTTCCACGGACAGATGGCAGATTACTTTGACTTTATCAGTTTGCATGGATATAAGCGGCTTCACGAATATCAATATTATGTAGAATCCATAGAGCGGCGAAAAATATCCATGTATTTTATCAACCACCATGGGAAATTGATACCAGATGATTTCCACGGGGAAATACAGGCAATCCCGGCGGCCTGGTACACGGCGAATAGAATCAGCGTAGGTAAGGGCACAAAGCAGAAAGCCGTGGAGGATGGCTTTAATGAGTACCGGGAGTGGGAAACTGAAACAAAGGAAATTTACAGCCAGTATGCCTACAAACTCCGGGAGATGGGGCATGAATCAGACGCTATCAT